AATGTCAATATGCCAGGAAGGAGCCAAGCTTGAACCCATAGCTCTATGGAAGTTACCAATTTGTAAACCTGTGAAGTTTCAACATTGTGTGACCCAGAGTTATGACATCATGTACGACTTACCAAGTTTCATAGTAGACAAAAAATACATAATGACGAGCTGTTGCCACAATGAGTTTGTTGGTTTCAGGAATCGTTATCTGAAAGACGTTTTAAATAATACAACATATTGTAAACGTATTTTAGACAAATGTATAGTAGAATTAGTTAATTTGCTTAAACCACATTTTGAGGGCAAATTAACAACACAACAATTTTTAGAAGGCAAGGTAGGAAAATTAGGTGTGCGTTATGTAAAAGCATTTAGAGATATACAGCAAAAAGGATTTTGTAAAACTCGACATTCCAAATGCTCAGCTTTCGTCAAAAATGAACTTTATGACGAGCTCAAACCACCACGAATGATTATTAATAGAGACCCTAGATTCACATTAGTTTACGGTAGATTCACCCAGGCATTGGAACATGCTATGATGAAAATACCACAATTCTCTAAAGGAAAGAACTTTTTAGAGAGAGGTAAACAATTTACTGACTTGATTGGTAATAATTGGATTCTAGAAGGAGACTTTAGTAAGTTCGAAGGGAGTCAAAGACTTAGACTTCTTGGTGAGGTAGAATTAGAAATCTGGAAAGCACTTCTCAACAGTGACGATTATGCTTTGATGCATGAGTTGTTCTGTTCCAAAATGACCAAAAGTGGATACTCCCAAAATGGTGTGAAATTCCAATTTTATGCTTGTAGGGGGTCAGGAGATGCTGATACAGGGTTATTTAATTCAATCTTAAGTTGGTTAGCATGTCGTTACTTTGAAATTGTCAACAAAACAGGTAACGGGAATTTTCAAGTCGACGGTGACGATAATGGTATTGCCATACCACGTGGCCGAGAAGATTTTATAAATACTTTTGCTCACTTCGGATTTGACGCTAAGCTTATACTTAGAAAAGATTATCATGACTTCAATTATTGCAGTGGTAAATTTATACAGATCAACAAAATTGGTGATTTTATGTACATACAAAACTTTAGGAAGGTATTCAATAACATGCGATTCTTCAGAAAACGAAATTTCGAACACTGTAGAGCAGATTATTATCATTCTTTAGGATTTATGTATAAAGTCATCTATGGTGAATTGCCACTCATTAAAGAATTTGCAGATATGTTACTCAGATCAACAGAGGGACATTATGTGAAGCCAGAAATCTTGTATGATCTTAATCCGATGTATCATGAACAACTGAAACACCGTGAGCTAAAAGCTGAATATGACGAACATATAATAACAGAATTAGCATTATCTTTAGATTTAACAATACCAAATATTAGACAATTACAAGATTACTTCAAAAATTCAATAATAAAATTTAGAGAAAATGAAACTAAAAGGTATAGAAATACAGGTTCAAAAATCGAACGACCAACATTTGAGGAGATGCGTGAAATAGACGATCTACTCATGACACGGAAAAAGTGTCAAAGTTAGAGGGCAAAAATATCTAACTTACTTTCTTCCCTGTTGGCGTTGTCAGTTGAGGGGT